TTAGTCATGAACTTCCACCCAGTCATCTGCTAAGACATCACAAGGAGTTGGGCTCCACATGGAAAAGCCTTCCCCTTCGCCTGACACGTTGATAAGAAAGTACGGAGTCACATCAAGTGTCACTCCATTTTGTTCAATACTGTCAAAAAGCTGGATGTAGTTCTCTGCCCCACCCCAACCAGTACGAACGTATTTCTTCTTAGCTTTCAGACCTGGTAAAATTTCTTCAAATGTCATTGTTTTCTCCTTTATCGTTTATAAACGTTGATTTAACAAGGTTTCTTGAACCATGTAATGAGTTATTTTATGAATTTGTTCCCTTTTTTGTGGACTTATAAATTATTTATAGCCTTTTCGTAATATGAAACGGCTTCTTTTTCTTTGTCCTTTGATAGGTGACTATAAATATCCATAGTCGTAGCTAGGGTAGCATGACCTAAGCGATACTGTAATTCTTTGTAACTGATCCCAGCATTTAGCAATAAACTAGCGTGAGTATGGCGAAAAGCGTGAAAGGTAAATCGTGGACAGTTAATTTCTTTCAAACGTCTATCTAAACTCTCTTGCCTGGTAGCCATATTTTGATATTCCTTTGTTGGAGTTGCAAAGACTACGGTCGGAACTTGTGAATCAACTTCTAGGAATAATTGCCTTTGTCTATTCTTATAAAGGCGTAACATGTTGACCGTTTTCTTGTCTATGCTGATTACTCTAACTCCTGCTTTACTCTTTGGTGTACCTATGAGCTTTAACAGTCTATTATAGTTCTTTGTAATACTAATAGTCTTTTCCTTTAGGTCAATATCTGACCATTCTAGCGCTACCACTTCACCAAAACGACAACCCGTGGCAAGTAAAACACTATATAACACATAGTCGAGATAATAACCATATTTTTGATTAGAAAGACTTTCCATATAATCCATTAAAGCCTTTATGTTCTCTGGAGCTATGAATTTGATAACCTTATTTTCACGTTTTGGCACTTTAGGTAATATAACATCTCTAGCAGGGTTGAATGGCAACAACTGCAGAGATACACCATACTGTAAAACACGCCTATTTATTGAGTGTACTACACTATAATGAACTAACTCCTTTGATAAATCATTGATAAAGTCTTGAATATAGTAAACTGTTATCTTATTAGGTTTCATAGTCCCAAATGCTGGGATAAGATGATTATAGAGCATTCTTTGGGTAGCCCTAAAAGTTTGAGGTTTGACCGTAAGTTGGTAACTGCGTAACCATAAGTCAGCGAGTTCCTGATAGGTTCTGACTTGCATCTCCTTTTTAACTGTTGATCCATTAAGTTTAAAATCTATCTGGGCTTGTTGAGCTTTTGCTTTAACCTCTTTTCTTGTCCGTCCTGTCACGCTGGTTTTTACTTTCTTACCTGTTACCTGGTCAACACCGAGATAAACACTAGCACGGTACACTGTTATACCGTTTTTCTTTTTGACTTCTGTTATTTTCATGATGATACCCCTTTCCATCAGCAGGCAAGCCGTAAAAGTTTTAGATTGGGTTTACATCATAAGAATGCGTCTATTCTATAAGAAACCGAGGCTTAAATGAGTTTTATGGGGTTATCTGCTTTAGTTATCCTTCTGTGTTTTTTGCTGGCTTGAATAATCTTTATGCATAACTGGATTATCGGCTAGAGATATTATAATTTGACTAACGGCTGCTTTATCTTTATCTTCTAAGGTTAGAAAATCAACAATGGGTATTTTTAATTCATCAGAAAGGGACATTAAACCAGCTAGGAAACGCCCTATTATATTATCTGAATAGTCTTTTAGGCTTTCCAATATTTCAGCCCGTCGTTCTTCATCCCATTTTTCTGCTTCTTTTCTGTTCAGTGCTCGCTCCCCATAGTAGTCTGTGGCGTGTCTAAGAGCTTCTATAACTTTATCCTGCACTTCTGTCCCTCGTGTCAGTGCTAGAAGGCCATACCCACCAAAATCAGCAGGGTTTTTCATGCTCTCTTCGTACTTTTTTATCATTGATGATAAATAGTCATCTTCATACCCCAACAGATACCTAACACTCACTCCGAAATAATCCGCTAGTTGCTGGGCTTTATCTTGTTTTATTTGACGTTCGCCCTTCTCCCAGGCTATTATAGTTCTTTTTGTTACTCCTATTTTATTGGCTAACTCTTCTTGTGTTAGCTTTTCTTTTTGACGTAACTCTTTAATCCTATTCAATTTAATCACAACCTTTCAACGGTCATTTTATCATATTGAGAAGTAAAAGTATAGAAAAAGTGAAAAAAAATATCATAAAACTATTGACAATATTAAAAAAAGTGATATAAAATAACACTATAACTTTAAAGTGATGAAAAACTTCACTTAAAGTTGGGAGGCAGACAAATAAAACCACAACCTTTTAACCGTCTACCTTTTACTTTTTTATTAACTTGTGAGGAGGTATAGAATGCTAATTACCGAAGATATGGCTCAACGTGTACGGGTAAAACGTGCTATTGAGCGTATTACAGCAAAAGAACTTGCTGAAAAGTTGGGAACAACTCACGTCACCTTGTCCAAAGTAGAACGCGGTGATTATGATGCGCCGCGCCGAATTTACACCGCGGTTATCTCATGGCTAGAGGAATAAGAAAGGAGTAGGCACACATGGAATTAGTTTACATGGACGGCAAGAGAGAGCCGTATACACTTTCAAGCATTATTGCAGAATGTGCAGAGGTAAAACATAGGCATTTGAAAATATTACTGAATAAGCACCGAGCAGACTGTGAGAAGTTTGGAAAGGTGACATTTAAAATTTCACCTTCAGAGGCTGGGCAAAATGTACGTGACTATATTCTGAATGAGCAACAAGCTACGTTGTTAATCACTTACTTACGTAACACCGAGCCAGTTAAAGAATTTAAAACAAATCTAGTCAAAGCATTCTTTGAAATGCGGGACGAGCTAGCACAGTTTAAGCTGCAGCGTGCTTTAGAACTGCCCAAAAGAAAAAGCCTACATGAGGCTATAGAACATTGGGAGAATGCCCCTAAGCACGCTCACAGTACAGTAAATAATCTTTTACTAAAGGGTGCTAGCGGTATGAATAAGCGTCAACTTATGGTAGCACGTAATGGACATAACGGTATTAATAGCTTAACTAGTGATGAACTTATCAGATACCAAGCATTAGAAGATATGGCTATCGCTATGATTAACCTAGATATGACCTACCAGGAAATAAAAACCATAGTCTTTAGAAAACAGACACAAGGAGGATAAAAATGTATCTACCAGAAGAACGTGAGACGGTTATCCGTTACGATGAACTAGATAATTGTTGGTATTTTGAAAGTAATGTGCGGCGACACGTTACGAAGATTTTGAAAATGGAACACGCTTTTGAAAGCATCAAAAAAGAATTTGAGAATAATTTTTGCATCTCTGTACGAGCTAAATTATCAAATCTTAATGATTTTTCTGTCAATCCATTTGTCAGAAAAAAAGCAAAAATGACAGAAGAACAAAAACGAAGGAACGCAGAGCGTTTAAAATCGATTTTAAGCTAATTTTCGCCCAAGTAAAATGGGCAAAAACGAAACTGAAATATATCGCAGGTATAATTATACCCCCAAACAAAAATAAATTGTTAAAACAAACAAGAAGCAGCATTACAGAGAAACAACAAAAAAGCCTTAGCAGTCGGCAAACTTACAAGGCTTTTCACACAATCAACTAAAATAATACAGCAGGCAAGCCGTAAGGGTTTTAGTTATTTTATATTTAGATTATACCATAATCTAGCAGATATTGCCATATATAAAAATAAATAGAAAATCTAAAATAAGGATTCCTTAACTTAGAATAGAAAGAGGATTAAGCATGAAAAAAGAAAACATCTCTATATTAGCCAAATTTAATGTTGATAATCAAGAATATAAACCTATTAAAAATGCAATATCAGAAGAATTGCAAGACGTAATTAGTAAAGTTTATCAACTGGATCCCAATACGGGAAGAACACTGCACTTCTTAACTGATATTATGATGAAATATTTTCATGAAGACGTGAAACGGGTGTTACAGGGCGAACTTTCTCCCATTGAGCATGCTTTGAATGGAATGAAATCAAATATTGAAAAAACTCGTTTAGCTTTATTCAAAGACGGATACAATGATAACGGAACCGCAGACAATCCTATGTGGTACTTACAACTGGCACTATTTGACTTTGAACATATTAAAAAATTAGCAAAGAAAGAGAAGTTGCGTCATGAATGAGTTAGATTTAACACCAGAACAAACGATTATACTGATTTTCTTCTTTAGTTGGTTGCTTTGGAAGTTATGGAACTTTGAAAGTTATTTTAAGCTCGATTTTGAAATAAAGACAAAGCGAGAGGAAAAAGATACAGATAAGTTAAACCCTCACTATGGGGCTTATATACAACTTGCAGGGAAAAGATATAACTAGAATACAGCAAAAACTTAAAATCGTTCAACATTGAACGATTTAGAAACATCAGCATTTTACCAAATCTCTCAACGTTGAAACATTTAATTAAGTTTAGAAATTTCCCGACGTTGGGAAATGTAGACAACGTTGTCCACATTTTAGCGATATGTTGGCACATACCAACATCTAGGAATGAACATAAATGCAGGGTTGAATCGGAATGTCGAAACGTTACGACATTTAAAGCTACTTGCTCTCTTTCGAATTACTCAACGTTGAGAGATTTGGTAGCTATTGGTCTTAAAGAAAATCCCCAAAACGGCCACATGGTCGCATTTGGGAAGCTAACAGAATGATGAAGGTTGCAAGAGAACTTCCAAATTCTGACACATGGCAGAATTTAAGCAGTCGAACCCCTATACCTTATAGCCACTCTATCGAACAAAGTAAAGCGAGAATACCTTAAAAAACAAGATAAATATTTGAAAGGCGGTTAATATGGCATTATTTAGCTTAGATACAGAAACACAATTAAAGACGGAAGCCTTAACCTTGCTTTCTAACTTTCTGCAGTCTTACACGCAACCAAAGCCAAGACAGCTCGGACTAATGACAGCCCAACAGGTCAAGGAAGAATTAGGAATAAAATCCAAAACCTTGGCACGTTGGGAAAAAGCAGGTTTAAAACGATACCGCCCGCCACTAGAAGATACTAGAAAAGTTTTCTATAAAGCTAGTGATGTTCTGATATTTTTGGGGGTTGATAACCATGAAAAAAATAATGCACACTTAAAGCATTTGAAAAAGCAAAGAAAGGATTAGATATGTATGAAATTATTGAGTTAACTTTACATACTAATAAGCTAGGATTATTTGGATTTTTGAAGCATAATCCTACCAAAGTTTTAAAGAATGGAGATTTTTACAAATTTTTATACTTTGCCCCCTTAGGTCGTGAGTTGATAGCTTTTTCTTATACGGACATCATAGTAAAGACGACAACCGACGATCCGTCCAAAAGTGACACCAAAAAAGGTTGGATATTGGTAAGGGATAAGAAAATAGCACTGGCTAGTGCTGATCTTTTGGAAATTTTGCAAGATTTGGAATCTACCAGACTGGTAGAGAATCGACAAGGAACATGGATAGAATTAAAAGGAGAGATATTGGATATTGTTTCACAGGGTATCTATACAAGGCGTGAAGTTGCCTATTTTATTCGTTTATTATTTTTACATGGCTATGATTTTGATACCGTCTTAGAGTTATTTACAAATCTTGTAAAACGCGCTGACCTAGCAGGCTTTTTTCTTGATACTATTACAAACATTTATAAGGGGGAGAAAATTGGATAAAAACGGAATTTTAAAAGAAATTTACGGAAATGAAGAGAAAACACAGCTACTAGATAAGACAGAAATACCAGCACCGCAGACTATGAAAGAACTTTATAATACTTTACATGAAGCGGGGAAAAAATGGCGGGAAGCTAACACCGTGACCGAATTTTACACTAATGGAGAGAAAAAAGGACAGGTAAAAAGTAAAAAAACAGCATTACCTAGACCGCTTGATGTGGCTAATATTCTAAAAAAAACTTGTTACTTTGTCTTTATCGGAAGAGGTATTACAACAGATCAGAACTTACTTTACTTGTATAATTTGGATGAGGGTATCTATATAGCTAGTGTTGATATTTTTAACAAGTTATGTATCGAATTTGACAGTCGTCTGAGGAGTAAGCACTTTAGAGAAATTCAGATTGTTTTGCGCACGATGACAAAACTAAAAGAACCGTTATCAGATAGAAACCTGATACCTGTGAAAAATGGTATCTTTGATTTGAAAAGAAAGGCTCTGCTACCGTTTTCTCCTAGTTATATCATAAAAAGTAAAATCAATACAGCATACCATGATAAACCTATGAAGCCAATTCTAGACAAGTGGTTTGATTTTGATGAGTGGTTAAAATCTATTGCTTGTAATGATGAGGATATTGTTACTCTATTATGGCAGATTATGAATGAAGCTATTAACCCTAACTACACAAGAGGAAAGATGGCGATTTTGTACGGTGAAGGAAACAACGGAAAAGGGACGTTTCAATCTCTTTTAATAAATTTAATAGGCGCTAAGAATATCAGCAACCTTAAACCCAATCAATTTGAAGAAAGCTTTCAACTAAGTGCTCTTGAAGGAAAGGTCTGTAATATAGGAGATGATATTTCTAACAAGTATCTTGATGAAGTAAGTGACCTTATGAGTGTAGTCACAGGCGATAGTGTACATGTTAATCCTAAGCACCAACAACCTTATGAAGCAGTGTATAAATGCTTCTGCTTGTTTTCTGGAAACGAATTGCCAAAGGCGAGGGCTAAAAATCAAGGATGGTATAGGCGTTTGTGTATCGTTCCCTTTAATGCAGATTTTAATGGACAAAAAGAGAAACCAGAAATCAAAAACCAATATTTAAAAGATGAATGCCTGCTTGAATGGGTACTTTATCGCATATTGAACCTTGAAAAGTTTGATAAATTCATAGAACCCCAAGCAGTAAAGGAACTATTAAGCGAATACAAAATAAATAATGATTTTTATTTTTCATTTGTCACCACATTCTACATACCTAACGGCTACCACGAATTGCAACATGTCCCACTAGCGATTATTAAAGATTGGCTAAAAGACTTTACAAGCAACGAAGGCATTAACGACCCCAATCTTTACGGGCATGGTCAGAAAGTAACAGCACTATTGAACAAGGAAACAAAGAATAAATACACTGTAAAGAGTTTTAGAGTATCTGAAAAAGACAAAAAGAGAATAGCCCCTCAAAGCTGGCAAGAAAAAAGCCTGATCGGGTCAGTCAAGGGAATATACAAACAATAAATCGTGACCGTGTGACTGTCTTGTTGTCCTACTTGGATAAGTTGGTAACAGGGTAAAAACATTGATTTAAAGACTTTTTCACAGATTATTTTTAGACTTGTGACCGTGTGACTGTGTTTTTTATTATATTACGTAAAAAATATTTTATAAAAAAACATTATATATAAAAAATAAAATTTAAAAGACGGTCACAACATAATAGATTAAAAAAAGTCAGTATTATCAGGGGTTTTCCCCGTGACCGTGTGACTATTGAACATAGTCACAAATTGGATGATTCTACATAATTTAATTAAAGAAAGAGGAAGACTAATGGAAAATGAATTTACACAAATGTTAAAAGAGGGCTTTATCTTATTTATAAAAAATGATAAAATAGATACAGAGTTACCTCCCAAGTTTGGGAAAATAACTTTACATTTTCAAGAAGGGAAATTAACCTATCTTGAAAAAACAGAAACTAAAAAATAATAGTCTACTGAAACAATCAGGGACATCAGAAAGTTCAATACTTTTTGGTGTCCCTTTTATGTTATAGACTAAAGGAGGAACAATGCAAAAAATAGAAATCAAAGGCGTTATTATCCCTAAAAGTTCTATACTAGAGTATAAAAAAGATGGTAGGGAGTATACTTCACTAGAAGATATAAAGATCCCTTTTCCATCTGAACCTCTTGAAGTCCGAATTAACTCAAGCGGTGGGGATGTGTATACAGCTAATGAGATATATGCAAAATTGAGAGGGCATAAGGGAAAAGTAACTGTAAAAATTGTAGGACTGGCCGCTAGTGCAGCAAGCGTGATAGCTATGGCTGGGGACGTAATAGAGATGAATCCTATAGCATTGATGATGATTCATAATGTATCAACCCTAACTTACGGGAACAGTCAGCAACTTAAGCGTCAAATAGAAACTATGGATGTAGCAAACGATGCATTAGCTACCGCCTATCAAGAGCGAACAGGGCTAGCAAAAGAAAAAATCAAAGAAATGATGGAGCGCGAGACATGGTTATCTTGCGATACTGCCATTTCTTTAGGATTTGCAGACAAGAAGATGTTTGTTAAAGATATTGATACCACAATGGTTAAACGAATTGTCGCAAGTTTACCACCTATAGGTGCATATGAATACACAGAAAAGACCATAAAACCTTTATTAGGGTTGGATAAGCTGGCAAGCATAACGAAGAAGAAAACTACAGACAACTTAGGGGACTATCTCCCTACATTTTAAAACAAAGAAAGGTTAAAAAACACATGGCAATTTTAGGAACTAAAAACACATTGACAATTAAAGAAGCACGCAGTATTTATTTTGATTTAAAACAAGAACTAGGTTTAATTAAAGGAACACTATCCTTTAACAACTCTTTTACAGATAAAGAAATTTTGATATATGTTGTTCCGTTATTAACAGGTATGGATCATCAGGAAGCGAGTTCACATCTAAAAAGTAACAACGTTTTAATTGAAAAATTGATAGAAAAAATCCAACAGGTAACTGTTAATCGTTATCTAACGGATAAAGAAAAAGAAGCATTATATCTGGATATTCGCAAAAAGTATAATCAGCTACTTTCTGATAAAGCTAAAGATTTTACTAAAGCATTTAAACCGAATGTATCTGACGCACTAAAACGGATACAACTAACAATAGACACATTAAAAGAAGTTTATGATAATAGTTATCTAAAGATATTAAACTCCGTATTTTTGAAACTGCAGTATATCAATAATGATTTTAAAAATAGAGAACAGAATATTTTCTTTAACGGTCGTTTTACTGAAGTAGCTGATGTATTGGATACACTGCTTCCACTTTTTCCTGAATTGTCAGCACGAGACGAAAGTTATTATAATAAACGTTTTGTATATAATAATTCAAAATACTATGAAGCCTTATCAAGTTACTTAAAAGCGAAAGGGCTGCCAGTAAAATATATTTATATTGATACTGAAGCTGAAAAAGCTGGAGAAACTCCAACAGCTTATCGCGCCAAAATTATTGAACAATGGTTAGAGGATAATCAACGTCAAACTACTCAGCTTGAATATGCCAAAAGCCAAATAAACGAAATTGCCAACGGTTCAAATTTTGAAACACTAGAAGAATATAAAAAGAAATTCAAAGATAGCTTATTAGGGAATGATTAG